TTTGGGGGCATAGGACATTTACCACTATGGAACTACCCATTTACAGGATGACCGTGGACGAGGTGGATGAAGGGGTCCAATTCGTGGCCCTGACCGATATGCCCGCCATCGAACGGCCATTCCAAGCATTCTCAAAAACCAAGCAGCGATTCACCGAAACAGGCGAACGGAGAGTGCTTACTGGCCCTCTCATGCTTGCAGACACGCCCATCTTCCGCAAGGACGAAACTTATGGCGAGTACTACGTCGTCTTTGATAAAGCCACCATCCGCAAAATCGTGCAGAAGTACTTTAAGCAAGGCAACCAGCACAACGTCAACGCTTACCACAACGCTGAACTGGATGGCGTGTTTATGTTCGAGTCCTACATTACCGACTCCGAGCGTGGCATCATGCCTCCCAAGGGTTACGAGGACACCCCCGACGGCTCTTGGTTCGGTTCCTTCAAAGTCGAGAACGACGAAGTTTGGGACAACCGCAACCTGTTCCGGGGTTTCTCCGTTGAGGGCCTGTTCGGGATGGACAAGACCGAATCCGAACTGGAGGTCGCACTCGCTGGCTTGGCCGATGAACTTACCGCTTTTTTGCAACAATTAACCCCCACCTACAAATCCCACTAACTATGAATCTCAAAAACGCAATCGAATCCCTGCGGACGGAACTCCGCAAATTCAGCACCCAAAAGCAGTCCTTCGCTGACTACAAGTTGACCGATGGCACGGTTGTCCGTGTGGATGGCGACCTCGTTGCCGGGACTGCCGTTTACGTTGTTGCCGAAGATGGTACACTCCCTGCACCCGATGGCGAGCACGTTGTCGAAGGCGTTGGTACTATCAAGACCGAAGGAGGCAAAATCGTTGAGGTCATTGCTGCCGAAGTAGCAACCCCCGAAATCGAAGCCTTGCCTGTTGCTGCTGAAATTACCCCCGAAGTAGCCGTTGAGGTAACCGAGGAAATCAAAGAAGCCTATCCTGCCATGACCCCCGAAGTTGTGGAGGCCATCGTTGCCAAGCACCTCGGAGCCATCATGGAAGAACTCAAGGCTGCCTATGCCGAGATGGGCAAGATGAAAGAGAAGATGTCTGCATTCGCATCGCAGGTTGAAACCATGGCCGACATCGTCGAAAAGGTTTCCGAACTCCCAGCCGAAGCCCCCAAGGCCAGCGGTTCAGCAATCGTTGAGCAACGCAAGGCCCAAGCCTCGCAGAACTTCAATGCTCTCGCCCAAGCACTTCAATCACTCAAAAAAAAATAAACCCCTAAACCCCCACTAACCATGGCATACAATTTTGGCAATTTAGCCACCTACACCGACCAAGAGAGGCTCCCTCTCATCACCAAAGCGGTATTCTCCGCTCGTTCAGCAGCCCTGTTCACCAAGCAAGTTGGTGTCAAGTTTGCTGCTGCCCTCAACCTCATGGACACCGATGCAGTTCTGCAAGGCGGTGATACTTGCGGTTACACAAGTTCAGGCACAACCACATTCAGTCAGCGTGTCGTAACAGTTGGCCGTATGAAGGTCATGGAAACTTTGTGTCCTCGCGCCTTGGAGCAGTACTGGATGCAGACCCAGTTGACTGCTGGCTCAATGTACGATGGCGTTCCTTTCGAACAGGCGTTTGCCGAGCAGAAGGTTCTCCGTATCGCAGAAGCGTTGGAGAACGCAATTTGGAAGGGCAACGCTTACTTTTCAGGCGTTAACCAGTTGTTGAACGCTGCATCAGGTTCAACCATTAGCGGTAATACAGGAGCGGTTTCTGCGTCCGTTGGTATCACTACAAGCAACGCAATCGCCATCTTCGACGGCATCTACAACCAAATCCCACAGGCCATCTTAACCAAGACTGACCTCGTAATCTTCTGCGGTTGGGACAACTTCCGTACGTTGATTGGTGCGTTCAAATCAACCGCTAACGTCCTGTATAACCAAGTTGACTTGGCTGGCCTTGCTGACGGGGACATCATGTATCCCGGCACAAACGTCCGTGTCATTGCAGTCCCCGGCTTGACTGGAACAAACCGCATCGTTTCGTCTTACCTCGGTAACTTCGTTTACGCGACCGATTTGCTGTCCGACGAAGAGCAGTTTTCCATCTTTTATGCACGCGAAAACGACGAAATCCGGAGTATCGCAGCCTTCAAAGCAGGCGTGCAAATAGCGTGGCCAGACTTGGTTGTAGACTTCCGCTTGACCTAATGTGTAGGGGGGAGGGAAACCTCCCCCTGCTTTTTGTTCCTTGAAACTTAAACCCCAAATACACATATGTCCTGCGCACTAACAACTGGTTACACACTCGGCTGCCGTGATTCAGTCGGTGGCATCAAAGCAATTTACGTCCAAAACTGGATTTCTACCGGGTCCTGCAACGTTAACCTTTCAGGTGCGGTTACGGGGTTCACCGGGTACAATGCAAGCGGTTTTTTTGAATACGACTTGACCAAAGCCACGTCATCCATGACCGAAACTTTGAATGCAAGCATGGAGAATGGCACAATCTTCTACTCACCTGAAGTAACCTTCACCATCAACAAAATGCAAGTCGCAGTCCGCAATGAACTCCGTTTGCTCGCTCGTAGTAAAGTCATCGTCATCGTTCAAGACAACAACAGTCGTTACTGGTTGCTGGGTGCTATAAATGGCCTTGAGGCAACCGCTGGAACCGCTGGAAGTGGTACTGCCTTTGGCGACCGAAACGGCTACGAAATAACGCTTTCCGGGATGGAGCCTGACCCGATGTTCCTGATTGCATCCACAGTCTTTTCACCATCGACTGCACAGATACTCGGTTCGTAGTATCTTTGACTTAGGTTTTCATCATCTGAGGTTTGAGAGGGGCAGTCAGCAATGGCTGCCCTTCTTATTTTTACGGCCATGAAGATTTGCATCGTTTACAACGCCCATCCAACCGGGTGCAGTTACTACCGCCTCGAAATGCCGAACGCATACTTGGGCGACAACTACCCGGAGTTCGACTATGTGTGCGTGGAGAACATCACGACCATCAGCGACGAGGGATTGAAGTCCATTGACCTGTTCCTGTTCAGCCGGCTTTGGTGTCAGGGGACAATGGAGCAAGTCGAAAATGTTTACAAAGCCCTGACCCAATACGGAGCGAAAGTCATCCTTGACTTGGACGATTATTGGGTGCTGGAATCGGGCCACATCATGTACCGCCACTATCATCAAACCAAACTCGCTGAGGTCATTCGTAAGCACATCAAATTGGCTGACTGGGTTACCTGTACCACCGAGCATCTTGCCTCTCGCATACGGCCTCTAAATGCGAATGTGAGCATCTTGCAGAATGAGCCTTACGAAGCGTATCAGCAGTTCATTCCCAACCCGGAGGAAGAACCCGACAAGCACCTCGTCAAGTTCGGTTGGTTCGGTGGTGCGCAGCACGGGGAAGACATGGAACTGCTCCGTGAGGGGATGCAGAAGTTACGCTGGGACGCAAACCTTGACGGCAAGTACCGCCTCTACCTTGGAGGTTGGAACGACAATAATCCTGTTTATGAAGGCTACGAGAAGATAATCAGCGACCAAGGGAACAACCCGAACTACGGACGCATTCAGGCTGCTGACATCTACTCGTATGTCGGTGGCTACAACTTCGTGAACGTAACCCTTGCACCGCTCCGGGACACCAAGTTCAACAAACTCAAGTCCGAGTTGAAGGTCGTCGAAGCGGGCTGGATGAACAAGGCGATTATCGCATCCGAAACCATCCCCTACACCGATGTCATCCGACACGGAGAGAACGGGTTTCTCGTTCCTTACAACAAACCGAAGGACTGGTACAAGTACATCAAGCAGTTGATTCTTGACCCCGACCTGCGTAAGGGCTTGGCTGACAACCTAACGAGGGACATCAAGAAGCAGTTCAACGTGGCCGAAACCGCCAAGAAGCGGGCCGAACTATACAGGCAGATTGGGCGCAAATTGTGAAATTCGGGGGCATCGCACATTTACAAGCAGATGCTTTACCTGAACCCTGACACGACCAACACCCTGACGGTTACTTGGACCGAGCGAGCCAGTACTGGGGACCGCTACATCTTGCGACTCACAAGCATCGCCAAGAACACGACGACCGATTTCACCCTGCTGAAATCCGCAAACCTGTCATCTTATACCAACCGCTATGACCAATTTCAGATTGCCGTGGGGTCGCTTGAAACAGGCTCGTATAAGTATGAAGTTTACGATACCAATAGCACGGTTACCGCTGCTTTGGCGGTCGTTGAAACGGGCTTGGCATTTATACAAACCGTAACGATAGGGTTCAATACCTACGCCAATTCAATTACTTACAACACCTTCCTCGCATCCAGCGTGAGGGTATTCGATTCAACCTTTGACCAATCCTTCGCATGAGCGTACAAACACGAAGCGACCTCCAAGCGAGTGCTGCTACCATCACCAACGAAACCGCTGCCGGGGCCAACACCGCATCCCGTGTAGGCGGTCTATTCGACGACCTCGCAGACACCGCAACGCTTGACCGGGAACGGGGCTTTGCGAACCTTTACCTCGACACCGACACGGCCTTCACCCCAACGCAGGGGCAAAGAGTCAAGTTGACAAGTGCGATGAAATCGGGCGTTTTGTCAACCTACAATTTCTCACGAACTACCAACTCGCTGACCTACACAGGCACAACAGGGGCGACCCTTCGCATCGCTGCATCCATGGTCTTGGCGCAGGGCAACAACAACCAAATCAAGGTTTACATCGCCAAGAACGGTACAACGATTGACCAGTCAATGACTGACATCACAACGAGCCACACGAACGGCCATGCGATTTATACGGAGGCTTACGTTACGGGTGCGGTCAACGATGAGTTCACCATCTACGTCAACGCAATCAATAGCGGTGCAAGTATCGCAATTTCAGCCCTTTCATTCACAGTTCATACCCTATGAGTAAGTCAACGCAGCACTTCACCCAATGGCTTGGGATAGAGCATAAGGTCCCCGTGATGCTGGAGAACAGGTCCGGCAAATACATCACCTACGGCTTTGCGAACGAATA